CTAAAGGTTTTCCTCCCAATAGAGACTGTATGACTTCGTTGAATGTTTCTTTGCTTAACGTAGCTGAACGATCTTTTATTTGGTTAAGCCATGCTTCTGCCTCCATTGCAATATCTCTCTTAAGAAAAATGTCCCTAGTCTTAAGCCCACGGTCTAGTCTTTTTGCAATTTTGTCCAGACTTCTGATTGAATCAGCAACGTTACTTATCCATTCAAGCTCATCAGCATACATTGATATGACCATCTTTGACGGAGATCCTACATGGGTGAAATTTATTAAGTTAGGATTCGACTTTTTAAAAGTCGAAAAGTCTTCATCGAACACCGTTGCCATGACCGGCGGCGATACTATTTCCATCACAAATTCATTCCCAAAGGGAAAATTCTTCATAAATGGAAACGTCCTGTTAATCTTGGTTCTTTCAGTAGTGACTTCTCTCACCTGGCAAAAAGCTTTTTGGTTATTTATTTGGTAAATTAAACCAAATTGTGTATTTAAAGTACAACAAGTATATGTCAAAACAACTCGAACAACAAATCAAATCACTCGATCTAAAGCAGAATGCAATAAAGATCTTAATTAACTCATTTTACGGCGCCTTCGGTAATCGATATTTCTATTTTCACAACAACGATATTGCACAGTCGATTACTTTGCAAGGTCAAGACTTGATCAAGTTCTCAATCAAGGCAGTTAATCACTATTTCACTCACAAGTGGCATTTGGATACTGAACTTCATGAAAAGCTTGGAATTTCAGGTATGACGATCAATCCGATTGAAAGAGAAGCTGCGGTTTATACTGATACCGACTCGGTTTACGTATGTTTTGACTTTGCAATACAATCGGTCGAAGGTTTAGAATTATCTGATCGTGAATCTCTTGAATTTTGCTTGGGAATCAATCGTAATAGATTAAAACACTATTTTGAACAGGCTTTTGAAAAGTATGCATCTCATTTCAACACGGATAATCGTCAGAACTTTGAGCTTGAAAATCTTTCGCGTGCTGGCATTTGGCTTGCAAAGAAAAAATACGTGTTAAAAGTTTCCTATAAAGATAATAAGCATGAAAGGCTTCTAGATAAGGAATCATTGATCATCAAGGGTCTTGAAGCAATTCAAGCATCGTATCCGATTTGGGCTCGTAAACATTTACAGGATCTCTATTGGGAACTCTTAGACCTGGGATACAGTCTAGATCTTGAAAAAGACTTGATTCCAAGGCTAGTAGCTCTTAAAGAAGAGTGCAATCGGCTTACGATTGATGAAATTGCTTTTAACTTCTCAGTTAGAGTTTACGAAGATTACGTTAAGAAATTAAATCCTCTTGAGCTCGAAACAGGAATGCCAATTTACGGCAGAGCAGCAGCTTATCACAATCACCTAATCAAAAAGACCAACAATCAAAAATACAATCTCATTCGTAGTGGTTCAAAAATTAAGTTTTACTATGCTGCTACTAACGAACATAATTTTGATATTTTTGCCTATGCTCCTGGAGCGTTTCCTGAAGAGTTCGCAGTTCCGATGGATAGGGATCAACAATTCTTTAGATTAATAGTTGAACCTATTAATAAACTACTCGTCGCAATGGGATATTCTGAATTGACTCCAAGCCTTGCTCGCAAGGTTGACATAATCAAATCAAGAAGTCGCAGCAAAGAGTTCACGCCAGAAGAAACATTCCCGTTGTATGCAGTTAGTTCAGTCACTCTAGAATACGCTGAGATTCCAGAAAGTTGTCAAGATTTCATTAGCAATCCTGATCTACATGTTCCGCCCGATCTTTTCCCAATCTACATTTCATCCATTTCAAAATTTGGTCTGAATACTGTAATTGTGCCAAAGCATGAACTTGTTAAATACAGAGATCGAGTTGCAAAGAAATTAGGAATTGAAGTATCAGATCCATTTGCGATTCCGGTTGAAACAATGCAAGAATATTTAAGAGAAAACGGGTGGACTGAAATAATTGATACGCCAACTGGAGGTTCATGGTTACAAACTGACAAGTACGAAAAGGCCATAAAACAAGGTAAGGACTATTATAAAATGGGATATGATCTAGAAAAAGCCTATAAGAACGCAATAAAACCAAAAGCCGAAAAGAAGGTAAAAGTAACTGATGAAAATTGAGGAAGTATCGGCCTTTTTGGAAATTCTCTTACGTAAGAGATTTCATGATGTGCCTGAAAAACAAAAGATTGAAGAGCACAGCTCACGTAAGCTAAATTTCGCGTGTCCAATATGCGGTGACTCTGAGAAAAAGGTTTCCAAGAAACGTGGTAACCTTTACTTGGATACTGGAGCTTACAAGTGCTTTAATGATGGCTGCATGGCCTACTTGCCGATAGGTGAGTTCATTGCCAGAATGAGTAGGGAACATGGTATCATGTTACCGAGCTTTTTATTGGACGGCGATTATCAACCTGTGAAAGTAAAAAAGGTTGAAAACCAGCTTTTAAGATTCTTAACCTCTGATACAAGTCAACTTGTAACCATAACCGATATCATTAACCGATTCTCACTAAAGAGACTTGACCTTGTTCCGGAAACTTCTACCGCATTTCAATACATTAAGTCAAGGGATCTTAACTTAATCGAGGATTTCGGCGATTGTCTCTATACTGATGCAAGCGATAATAAGGTTTACATATTTAATTTTGATCGAAGGTCAGGTAGACTGCTTGGATTTGCAATTCGTAGCCTAGATCCAAACTCTGATAGAAAGTACATCATCAAGTCATATACGGATCTCTCTATTATTTTTGCCCAACGGGGATTAAGCAAGGACCTGGTTGAGGATGCTAACTTCTTGAACAATTACTTTAATATCTTAAACGTCGATTTTACCAAGCCGATCTTGATGACTGAAGGTCAGTTCGATTCGCTGCTGTTAGAGAATTGTATTGCAACTTCTGGAGCGTCAAAGGCTCGCAGCATTCTTGCTAATTTGGGAGCAAAGGGCGCAACCCGAGTGGTGTTTGACCGTGATAAGGCCGGTAAAACTCAAATGATGAATTTCATCAAGCAAGGTTATTCAGTTTTTCTGTGGAACAAGGCAATCGATTTTCTAAAAAAGAAATATTCTTCAATTGATGAACTAAAAGAGATTCAGCGAATCAAGGACATCAATGATATGTACTCGTTCATTCATTCCAAGGACTCTGAGTACAGTCCGCGCGATTTTAATCGATGGATCAATAGCTATTTTAGCGAAACCGTGTTTGACATGGCGTACCTATAAATAACTATATGAAACCTAAAGAGCAGAAGAGCATCAAAACCTTCTTAAAACCACGAGCCGGGTCAATCAGACAGGGCTATTTTAAACCCGCATTTCCTGAAAAATACGTCGGCGATCCAACTCAAATCATATTTAGATCAAGTTGGGAATTCAAGTTTCTTAAGTGGTGCGATCACAGCCCAACCGTAATCAAGTACTCCAGCGAACCCGTTGGAATTCCCTATTACAGTCCGTTGGACAAGAGGGGCCACACCTACTACATTGATTTTTACGTTGTGACAAAGGACAGCGAAGGTAGAGAGCAGGCCTGGCTCATTGAGATTAAGCCCGACAAGTACACTAAACCGCCAACCGCACCTGAGAGAATGACTAACAAGCAGACCGCAAATTATGTTTACGCTGCAAAGCAGTACATTGTTAACCAGGCCAAATTCGAAGCAGCAAAAGAATTTGCATCAGTTAGGGGATTAAAATTCGGAATAATTACCGAAAACTTTCTGTTCAAATCAATATAAAAGATAGTAATGGCAATACAGCAAATAAAGGACTACATTGGAACCGGAAAGGTCGAGAATTTTACTCAACCTGGTCCAAATTATAGATTCGCTGAGGAATCTCTACAGGTACCGTTCTTGATTCCCGGTCATTTCTATACGTTTATTGCAAAGACAATTAAGGGAAATGATGGATTGCCGAGCCTGGATGACTATACGTCAGGTCAGAGTAAAGGAATTAAACCCTATGTGGACAATTATCCAATATTCATTTCGTTGGGAAGCAGCGGGCCGATTGAATTTGGCTTGAATATCAAAGTAATGCCACAGCAACTAAGACGTAGATTCGTTCAGACCTACTTGAACCGAATTCTGCCGGTGTTGTCTAACTTAACTGACGATAAGGGAAACTTCATAGAATACCAAAAACGAATTAGACAGCCGGAAATGAATCCGTTTGGCTCGGTGAACAAGAACTTCATAATGAGCATCAGCCCATATTCAGGTATTAAATTTGAGTTCCTGGTTGATAAATATAACAGAGACGAAATGCGATACTTGCGCTTAATAGATTGGCCGAATGTGCCAAAGATCGGAGAAGTTAACTACTCTCGTGATGAATCTATTGCGACAAGATCACAAATTTCAGACTTTTTGAAATAACATAACATAAATAAATGGCAGGATTTTTAGATAGCAATCCAGTAAGAGGACTTAGATCAGGTTTAACAGCACTCAGCCGATTCGGTATGAAGTACGATGATCTACTCGTTAAGAATTCCCAAGCAATCGGTTACATTGAGGGCCAGCTAACGGGATTCAATAATTCGTTAGGCGACGACCTAATGAAGGCAACCCTTGCTCTATCGGACACAACGTCTTCACTCAAGAACAAGTCAATTGCTTTCTTTCAATTGGACTACGTTCAAAAAAGAGAACGTCTTCGTGATCTTGCCTCAAACGGTGAGATTGAATTCGTTATTGAAACGATCGCGGATGATGCAATCGTATTTGACCAAGATAATCGCTTCTGTTATCCAAACGATCTAGTTGGGGAAATCAACTATCGCGGAAAGAACAAGGACGAGAGATTGAATTACCAACAAAAAATCTTGGACAAGTACCAAGAAAATTTTGAAAAAATCTATAATGCATGGGGATTTGATCGTGGTATTTCTGCATGGCAGTATTTCTATCAATGGTTAATTGAAGGTCACTTGGCCTTTGAAATCATCTATGATAATTTAACGAACCCAAAGGACATTATTGGTTTCAAGGAGTTGGATCCGTCAACTCTGTATCCTGAGGTTAAAAAGGACTCAAGCGGTCGTATTTACCTACAATGGGCTCAACGTGATCCAATTAATAGAATGAATCGTACCTTAACTGATTCACAAATCATCTACATCTCTTATTCAAACGAGTTTAGAACAAAGAGGGTTAGTTTTGTTGAGCGTCTGATTCGTTCATTCAACTTAATGCGTTTGATTGAGCATTCAAAGGTTATTTGGCATACAATGAACGCTCCAATCCGTTTAAAGACCACAGTTCCGGTTGGAACCAAGTCAATGCAAAAGGCAAAAGAGGATGTTCGTGAATTCACCAATACTCTAAAAGAAGATATTACATTCGATGGCAGTTCAGGAGAATTAATGGTTGATGGTAAGCCGAATATCTTATTCTATAAGAACTACGTTTTACCTAAGAACGATCGTGGTGAATCAATCGATATTGAAGCACTTGAGTATCCTGGGCCAAATTTATCAGGGTCAGAGCTCTTAAAGTACTTTCAAGATAAATTAAAACTTGATTCTAAATTACCTTATTCTCGTTGGTCCGAGAATCAAGGATCTTACACTATGAACGCTGAAGGAATCTCAAGGGAGGAAATCAGATACAATAAATTCATTAAACGTCTACGTTCAGCATTTAAAGAGCTTATGACCAAGCCTCTCTACTTGCAAATGTGTTTGGACGTGAAGGACCTTAAGTCAGATCATCGATTCGCGAATGCGGTCGGTTTAACGTGGCACGATGATAACGTATTTGAAGAAATCAAGACTCAGGAACTACTTAACAAGCGTCTTGCGACTCTTAATGCAATGAAAGCTGTAGTTAATGATGAAAACAAACCTTATTTCTCAACTGAGTACCTAATCAAGGAATACTTAAAACTTAGTGACGAGGACATTGCCAAGAACAAGAGTTATCAAGCTACTGCCGAAGGTGAAGCCGCTGCTGGTGCAGCCGGTGGAGCTGGTTCAGCTGCTGCTCCTGCTGGAGGTGCTGCCGCTACCCCGGCTGAAGAAACTGCTCCGTCTGGAGAAACTTCATCCGAAGTAGGAACTAAGGGACAATTGTAATATCATATCTACGTTTAACCTTTTAATATTTTTATAAATGCTAAGAAAAGTAACAGTGATAGGAGGGGCCGGATTCATCGGGTCTCACCTAGTAGAATTATTGATCGAGAACGACTTCTTTCCGGTTGTCATCGATAATTTCTCAACCGGTAAAAGATCTAATTTGCCACCAGGCGGTGTCGATATTAGAGATTACGATATTACTGAGGATCCCAAGAGGCTCGCTGGGATCATAAAAGGATCCGAATGCGTATTCCATTTAGCCGCATTGACTTCTGTCCAGGAGTCATTAGATCACCCTGACCGATATACTAAAGTTAATGTTGTGGGTACAGCAAACGTGCTTGAAGCCTGTAGAATTGCCGGCGTAAAAAAGCTTGTGTTTAGCTCGACTAGCGCGATCTATGGAAACACTGCAACCTTTCCTACTGATGAGACTCAACAGCCTGATCCAATCTCGGCCTATGCTCTATCTAAATTAGTCGGTGAAACTTATGCAAAGTACTATGCTGAAACAACTGAAATTGCAGTTACCTGCTTACGATACTTTAACGTGTTTGGGGAAAGAACCAACCCTAAGAGTTCCTACCGCTCTGTGATTCCAATCTTTTTAGAACAATTTAAAAACGGAAAACCTCTAACCATCACCAATGATGGCCGTCAGCAAAGAGATTTTATCTATGTAAAAGACGTTGCTCTTGCAAACTTAAAGGCAATGAATCCTACTCGAAGATTCAGTATTATCAATATCGGGTCAGGTAAAACCTGGTCAGTCAACCAAATCGCTGACATGATTTCAAAACGTAGAGAAAATATAGGATTTAGATTAGAACCGAAGATTAGCTTGGCCGATGTGACCAGAGCTCAGTCGATTCTGGGCTGGACAGCCTCTACTGATTTAGAATTGTGGATTAAAGATCAAATAGTGTAGCGAAAGCGGACTGGCCGTTGATCTTGATATCGAGACCTAATCCAACTTTGTATGGATCAGCTATATCGTCAAGAGTGAATACTTTAGCGTCAATATTGTAAGGTTTTGCCAATAGAACGAATTCGGCGATTTGAGCATTTGCTTCTGATTCCATCTCTGATAAATTTGAAAATTCAAACTCAAAGAGGTACTTTTCAGCGTTGAATCCAATATCTTCGCCTAGCACTTCACCTGATCTAGTAAGTAATACCATTCGAACCTGTTGAACCGCGTTCTCTAGTGAATCGTTGGATTCAAAGATACCTTCCGTGTAGTTAGGATCTCCTGGTGATCTTAAATATAAATCTTTTCCTATTGGTTGAGTCGTTATCATATATTAATTACCATCTAGCGAAGAACAAAAAGTCCGCTGTATTTTCACCTTTCATCATCTCAATTACCTGATTAAGCTCGTTTTCGGCTTTTGTAACAAGATTTGTGTAGTTAGGTTTAATTCCACCCGGCAAATTATAGTCAAACGTCGTCAATAGATCGCCCAATCTTAATTTAGCCTTGGCTCTCACGTATCTTTGAAACAATTCATCGTTATAGAGATCGTCAGATGGAACTTTTTTTGCAATTTGTAAAACAACTGATGAGGTTCTTGGCGTTCTACCCAAAATCATCAGCTTTCTAGTATTCTTGTTGTAGTCATAGGCTAAAGTATCAATCGTGAATCCTTTGACCAGGTCCAGAAAGGAGAATATTACGGTTCTGTACATGATTGATACTTTAGCCTATGACTACAACAAGAAT